ATTGAAATTATTTATTTAATTTCTATCAATCGGAGAATAGAGAACATAAAAAGAACATAAAAAGAACGTAAAAAAAAGAAGGCTACAAAAACTTTTCCAATTTGAATGATTGAATTAGGAATTGAAAGACAGAAAAATTCTCACCTCTTGTGAATTTTTTGGCTTTTAATGACGCCATGAGACTAATGGAATACATTAGGAACATATTAGGATATATAGGAACGGGTGTTAAATCCCGCTAAGGTATTATATTGAGTATTATATTGAGTATTATATAAAAGATGGGTGTTAAATTCCGGTGAAACCTTTATATAGAATTTTCTAAGGTGTTTAAAATAGTATTTATAAGATGCTGGATTTATGAATTAGTCCGAAGGGCTATTTATAATAGGTATTTTATCGGTATTATATTTTTTTGTTTAGCGTTTATAATATTACAACGCTAAACAGCACCCACCCAACACCCACTAATAGAAGAAAAAGGAAAAGTTATATTGAATATATATGGTTTTAATTGGTAGATTTTTTAAGTATTATATAGGCTTTAGAAAAAAATGGGTGGTATTTCCCGCAAAAATTATTTTCTTATTTTATAATAGAATATAAAGAATTTTATAGAATGCCCAAAGAATTTAGAATTGATGCTAAACACTTTTTTTTAACTATTTCCCAGATATCTCCTTCATTAGAGGAGGCAAGAGAGAAGCAGAAGATTGCTTTTGATAGAGTTAAGGATTATTTTAAGGATAATTTAGAATATTTTATAGTATGTGTGGAGGAACATAAGGAGAGTGAGCATGGAGGATATCATTTACATTTGTTTATATCATTATATAGTAATCTTAGGACTAGGAAGCAGGATTTTTTTGATTTTATCGGAGATAAGCATGCTCATATGGAAAAGGCTAGAAATCCTAATAAATGTATTAGCTATTGTATAAAGGAGGATAAATTTTATATGTGCCATAATATTGACCCAGAGAATTATATAAAGGATTCTAAGAATCATCGTTTATGTAAAAATAAGGGAGTTTTTCATGAAGTAGCGGAGAGAATAAAAAACGGAGCTACTATGGAGGCGATTAATGATGAATTTCCTGGAGTATTGTTAAAGAATTCAAGGCACATACAGGAATATAATAAGTTGATAAAAAAAATTGATAATGAAAAGAAAACAATGGAATATATTGAAAAACAATTTAAGGAAAAACCATTAAATGATTTTCAGAATTTTATATTAAGTATTGCTGAAAGTGAGCCAAATAATCGTATAATAAATTGGATATATGATAAAATAGGAGGTAGAAAAGATGTTGGTAAAACGCATTTGACTACATATTTGAGTATATATAAGAATGCTTATGTTATAAATGGTGGTAAGGAACAGGATATTTATTATAATTACGATTATCAGCCAATAGTTATTTTTGATTTGGCAAGAGATGCTCCTATGGTAGCATTTGATAGTATTTATAGAGTTATGGAGAATTTTAAGAATGGTTATTTTTTATCAACGAAATACGAGGGAGGAGTTAAGAGATTTGTTCCACCTCATGTATTTGTTTTTAGTAATGAACTACCGAATACTGAAAAGATGTCGTTAGACCGCTGGGAAATTATAGATGTTGATAAGATTTCTTATGTTAAAGGATTTAATCAGGTATTAGATAATGAATGTCAGCAAGTATCGGAGAAGGTATTAGTTCAGGATAATGTAGAGGATATTAAAGATATTGTTATGATAGATGATGTTAAAGATTTGCCTCAAGACTTTGTTGAGAACATTTCAAATCTTCATAATTTATATTTATATGGTAATTTAAGGAAAGGTGATGAGTCTTATAAGGTATATACTTATTTAGGTAATGGAGTATTTTATAATAGATTGACAATGATAGGTTATAAAGTTATTTAAGAAAACGGGTGGTATTTCCCGCAGGGGAGCATTTTGGTAAGGATTTTTAAAGAAATTAGTTAAGTTAATTGTATTGAAATTATTTATTTAATTTCTATCAATCGGAGAATAGAGAACATAAAAAGAACATAAAAAGAACGTAAAAAAAAGAAGGCTACAAAAACTTTTCCAATTTGAATGATTGAATTAGGAATT